CCTAGAGTACGTGGACGATTGTGCAAATGGGTACCCCAACCGTGGACGATTGTGCAAATGAGTTAGCCTATACAAACCGTGGACGATAGTGCAAACGCGACTGGAAGAAATTGGTAACACCGCAACCGTAGCTGGTAAAAACTGGAAGCTGGTCTATAAAGCACACGCGGTACAGCGAAAGGGGGGGTAGAGCGCACGCGGTAAGGTACAAGTGGCAAGCGTCAGTCCCGTGGCGCGTCAAGGCAGGTGCGGCCTACAAAAATACACAATAGTACAAACAGAAAGAGACGATTATGCAAATACAATTCAAACAATCCATGCTATAATATAGACAGTGAAAGGGACAGAGACACAACAAGCAACCGCCCCGGAGGTCACGAGGGCTGAAAAGGAGAAAACCATGACAGTTTACACATTTTTAAGCAGTTTCCTGTATGCTTCGAGTACCATTAAAGACGTGGTTATTTATGACAAGTTTGGTTATAAGGTTATTCTGCACACCTCAACATTAGACGATGACATTTACCATGAAGAGCTTAACAACGCTCTTGACCAGTTTTCAATAAATGGGGACAGAATCGTTATTTACTGCAAATAATCGGAGGAGAGAAAAATGACAATCAAAATCACAATTAAAGAAATTCATGAAGCAGTTGTTGATATTGAAGCAAATAGTTACGATGAAGCATTGAAGAGGGTTGAAGAAGAATACTGGGAGAACCCAAACGATTACGGGCTTGAGCCAAAGGATACATATTTCGAATAATTAAAATAAAATGCCCCCGCCGAAAGGCGGGGGCCATTTTTATGTTGTTCCAACTTGTGCTTTATCATATTCTTGAGCGGTAAGACCAGTACCCGCTGTTTTATAAACAAGCACTTTTGCTTTCAACGCATTCAATTCAGCTTGTAACTGTTCAGCAAGAGTTTTTGCCTGTGTTGCGGTCGTGCTAGCACTGTTAGCGGTTTTGCTAGCTGCATTAGCCGTAGAAGCAGCGTTCGCGGCTTTGCTCATAGCATTTGTTGCATCATCCTCGTTTAGTTTCATTTGCGCATCAATTTTATTCATCGCGCCGTTGAAATCTGTTAACCATGACGTTACATCTGTTGGGGCATAAACAGGTAACTCATAGTTAGTTGTTTTTTGGCTTGCAGACATGGTATAATATTAAACCTGATTCAAAGCAGGCCAATTATTGCCCCAGCCTGCGCCTGCAAGAGTTACATTTATATATAGATCATTCGGACTTATATTAGTAGCAATTATATTATTCACCGATAACACACCCGCATTTGTCAAAGCCAATGTGCAATTCGACGTGATACCGCCCGTTGCACGAACAAAAGCACCTGCCCGTATTTGCACTGTTGTCCCCGGTCGGCATTCGGCTGGTAGTGTGCAAATTACACGCCCGTTTTGAATTGTTGTAGAACTGGAAAGAAATGCGGAAAAATTCAAAAGTCCAAGTGTTTTGTTGTATTTAAAAGAGATTTTATTCGACACGTCCCAACTAGCATCAGCCGCAAAAGTTGCGTTGCCTTTCCAATTCAAAACACTATTATTCAAATTAGAAATACTGTTAGTATTCTGTATAATGGAAGTTCCTTGGCTAGTTACAGTTTGCTGCAATTGTGTTACCTGCGAGACTGCGTTTCCGGCCTGTGCTACTGCATTCGTTGCATCTTCAGCATTATCATGCATAGCTGTGTCAATAGCCAGCATTGCGCCATTTACATCACCAAGCCAAGTAGGTTTATCGGATGCAATAAATTGGGGTAAATCATAGTTAGGGGTTTTGTTCGTATTTGCCATAATATTTCTTCCTTTCTTTATGCGGCTACGCCGTAAAAATCATAGTCATAAGCCGTTATTTGTTTATTATCGTACGTTTCTGCTGTTAATTCAAGAGCATCATAGTTTTGAGCCGTAATTCCATTTTGATGTAATCTTGCAAGTTGATTTGCCATTTCTTGACATGTAACAAGTTCGCCCGTAATTGGTGAAATAATTCGCTTCAAGTATGAATACAGTAAATCTTTTGCGTAAAAATCCCATTGCAACGCCGTATAATACTTGTTATCAAATTCTTCACAAGTATAATCTAATGAAGTATATTCACTACACGTCAAGCCGTAGATTTTTGCCGCTTCATAGATATCCTGAATTGCAACGTTTACAGATGTCCAATATCCTTTCAACGGATTATAAACGTAAACACCGTTTATAGATATATCATTTATTTTTTCATTTAGGATTTTTATTTGTTCATCTGTATAGGATTTGGATTGTGTGAGATAGTTTTCAACAATAGTATTTACAAGTTCAATAGTATCGGTAAGCTCACCCATTATATATGCATTTTGGTCTACGAGTTTTGCATCTACATTGTTTTCAACTGTTTTTATTTCTGTAATCAATGGATTTACAATCGTATCAACATAGTCTTTAACCCAATCCATAGTAACAGGCGTATAACTATTCAAAGTAGATATAACTTCATTTACAGCGGCTTGCAGTTTACAGATTGCTTCATAATAGGAAAGTGCATCAGCATATGCAGACGGCAAAGCGGGGGAACAACATCGGACCACGTTCAGAAAATCCACATCTTATCACCTCCTTTAATAAAGTTTCATAAAGCAGTTTTGTATTTCCGGGTTGTTTATAATCTCCATGTCAATATTTAAGAATGTTTCCCGGTAGTCTTTTAGCAACTCACTTAAATTATGATACATATTTCCGCGTACTTTCTTTTCAAAATTTCTATCGCGTTTCTGCAAATTGTTTGCAGTTGAAGAAGCCGAGGAATCATTCAAAGTTGCAGAAGTTAAATATTTTTCGTCAGCGATAGCACCATTATCTAACAACCCTTGCGGGGTATCACTATAAAGGCTTTTTCCGTCTGCTGTGTCTGTGCGCGTGCCGTCACTCTCAACATTTTCGAGCTCCATATTTGTTTCAACGTAATTATAAGCATTCAATGGGTCAAAGTCAAGTTGAGCACTCTTGTAAAGTTGGTTGTAGTATGGCATTATTTCATCCATAGTGCGGTTAAGATAAAGTTTAAAAAGCCCTGCTGTTTCTGCTCCAATTTCTCGCATCCAGTAATGAGTTACAAGTTTATTGTTAAGCGTATCGCGGTATTTTTCATCAAAAATCGGATAATCTTTTAAACCAATATCATAACCATTTTGAATAAGTTGTCTTAACTCAACCGTGTAATTACTCATTTTCTGGCTCACCGTCCATTTCAGGCACAATTGGAATTTCAGAATTAAACTCTACGCCTATGTTAGTGCCAAACATTTCATTTATTTTTTCGCATGCCTGTTTCCGTTCGTATAGGTAAGATTCACGTATCATTTCGAGTGAGCCGAACGGGGCGGCGGCTTCATTTGCAACAAGCCTTTCCCGTTTATCTGTAAAAGCCGAAACAACACCGAGGCTTGTAAGCGCTTCATTATAAATTTCCGTTTTAACGCTTAGTAAATCGCGTGCAATAAACGGGATATCCAAGTTAATAGGCTTTATGCTGTCAAGGTTTAAGGATTTATCACCGTAAATAAACGGTTGACCTCCGTCCAATTTCATAATTAGGTTTTTAAGTGATAATCTTTCTTTTTCGTTGCACGCAATGAAAGCTGAAAACTTTTGTAAATTTGCATTCGTCTCTGCATTGCGCTGAACTTCATATAGCTTGCGTGCATACTCATTTATAATGTAAGCATCACCAGTTCTTGCCATGTTATTAAAAATGAGCACGCTATCATTTTCATAAAGCATTCTGAATGGGCGACCATTTGCGGCAATTGCGCTTCGTTCAGACGGCACTCCGTACCAGTTGAGCGGGCCGGTGTATGCAACACCAAGTCCGAAGAACTGGTCTAAACTATCTTCATAAAAAACAAGTGCTGAACCCTGTGTAATGAGCATTAGTTCGAGATAACGAATGTCAATCCCTTTTGGCACATTTTCCCATTTAAACCGGGCTAGTGCAATGTTGAGCAATCGAATTGTATATTCGTTGTAAGTTACATTGTTAAGTGCTAGAGAATCAAAAAACTGAAAGTCTCTTCCGCCTATTCCTTTTCTTGCCATTATTGCACCTCCTTAAACAATAGAATTATCAAGAGCATAATTCTTAATATCGTTTGTATGCCAAAAAGTAACGCCCATTTCAAACGCCTGTTTAATCCGGTTGTGCGCCACAACCGGGATATCATCAATTAAATTAGCGTCAACGCATTTAACGAAATTCCATGAACGGCGGCCATACAAGTTAGGCACTTTTGAATGAAGTGTCTTATAACCGTACATTGTAAAATAATCGTCAATGCGTTTTGCATATTCATAACGAACGCATTTCGGAAACATATAGAAATACCATTGACCATTTGCAAAGAAAGAATTTGAAGAAGCGGTATTTCCTCGCGCACTATCAGGTATTATTTTGTGTTCTTCAATTGTGACAAGGGTATTTGCTATTTTAGTTGCCGCGCCAACAACACTTTCAGCCGCCCCCGAAAAATCTCCGGTAAAAACTCCAACACCCGCCCCAACAGAACCGCCAACAATTGTTGTTAAAGCGTTTAAATTCATCCCCATTTGGTTTTGAGCATACCAGTTTTTAAAAGTGTCGTTCACCCATGAACAAACAGGGAAAGCGGGCATTGTTAATGATTCATCAAGTGATATGTTAAGACCTTTATAATTTAACGGTGTGCATACAATAGGAGCAGAGCCACCCAAAGAACTAAACAACACAAACGGTCCATTTATTCCATGTGCTTCAAAATCAAAAAACTCGTAACGGTATTCTTTACCGCTTGCACCAGAACCATACAATTCAAGCGCCCTATACGGATATGTGTATAATTTATTGTTTTTAGGTGTGTACCCATCAAGCGGCGCAAAAATGTTTAACAATTTATTCCCGTAAATTCTTTCTGAGCCCATGCCCGATACCCAGCCATAGGATGGTGAAGCAGGAAAAATATTCAAAAGTTCAAGCGGGTACATAAACATTGATACTATTGCGTCACCTTTACCACTTTTTGCATACTCATCAACCATTGAAATTGCCATGTCAACTCGCTCTTTTTTCGCGTAGTAATAAGATAGTCCCGTAAAAGTGTTATCAAGTAGACTGGAAGTAGGTGTGCCGTCCAACCGTTCCGATACAGCTATGATTATCCCCGGTGTAAAATCATAAACAGTGCCGTAACCACTTGTAATATTTTGGTTGTAGACATATTCCCCCGTTTCCAGATTTTCGGGTACAAGATTATTTCCGAATGTGTCATCGTTTGTATGTTCGCGCTCAACGAAAGAAATTCTCAACGTGTTATCTGCAAACCATGTTTGAAAAACATCCTGTTCAAAATACACGTCACTTTTGTTTTCATTCTGAAAACGAATATCTGTGATAAAGTTGAAATACCACCGATTGTTATTTCGGTAATACATGTAATTGCAGTTTGCAATTGTTTCATAATTTGCTGGAAACGAAACAAATTTATCGTCTCGCTGATAAGTTGCACCGTCAAGCGTTGCTATGATTTTTGTGGAAAGAAAAGAAAGACGTTCTTCCATATTCTGGAACAATCTAACATGCGCATAGTCATTCCCCCATGGTATGCCTGCACATAGATAAATTGTTGTGTTGGGATTTATTGCCATTTTCTTCTCCTTTATATTTGCCGGGCGGCGTTAACCGCCCGGCTATAAACTTTAAGCGTTCACAGTAATAGTAGCCGTACCATTCATTTCTGGGTTATAAATAGAGGTTGCAGTTACCGTTACAGGCCCAGCTTCTGTACTCCCGATGGTAAGTACACCGTCCCGTGTAATTGTGGTCGCACTGTCAGAATTTCCTGAGATAGCCCACGTCACACCCTGCGGATAAAGCCCAGTACCCTCTACGGTAGCTTTCATCTGGACAGTAGTACCCTTATTCACAGTGGTGGAACTGGGCGAAACGGTAACACCTGTAATAGTGGGTGCTGTGGTAACAAATGCAACCGCGTTCGCAAACGGGCAAACCGCCATAATTCTCCAGTAATGCGCCCAATACTGCCAGTACAGGCCCTGCCCGTTCATATCGCGCGTGAACTTCTGCAAAGCGTCCCACACTGCATAGAAATCTTCATCAATCAAAATCGCGTGCGTATCCTGAATGGGGATTTCATCCACAACGATAACACGGTACTGAACCTTAGCGGGTTCAAGATTGAACAGGGTGCTATACCCAAGTACCGCCAAGTATGCATCGGTGTCTGCATCAATGATAAGAACCTGTTTCTCTTTCGGTGTAGCAGTGAGAACACCAAGACTATTGTAATCTGAGCGCATAAAAGCCATTTTATTCGAAACGGCTTTCATTTTCGCAAGCGCCATGTGCGCGGATGTATTGTCTGTTACTTCGTCAATTACTTCAACAGCGAACTTGCCCGCCGTCCCGTACTGAGCAAGCAGATTTTTCATCGTGGTAAATTCATCCAGTTCCGCACCCGTATACATGGCATTGAAAACAGAACTGATAAAATCACTAAGGCCCTGCCACGACATAAACGCCTGACGCAACATGTCATCGGAAATAGTTTGCTTATAAAATACCTGATAATTCAGCTTTGCAAAAGCAGTGTTTACGTCAGGAATCTCGCGCTTCATCCATTCTTCTTCAGCCTGTGCCGGGTCAAACTGGTGTGCTTTTGCAAGATTGGTGTAAACAAGCTCCACAGTGTCGCCGTATTCCAGAATACCCTTTTTGAGCACCCGCATAGGGTTAGTAAACAAACGATACGTAATCCATACGCGCCCGATAAGATTTACAAGGGTATCTACAAAAGCGTTTTGCGTGGGCTGATAATCCAGCACCGCCGTGCCAAATTCCCGGATATTATCCTGCGTCACCTGCGGGAGCCGATTTTCAAAGCTGGGATTTTCCGCTACCATCTGCGCGCGAAGCGCGGTTAGAATCTGCGGTGCATTATTGGTTACACTTGTTAAAACTTTTGCACTTTTCATTTTTCAATTATCTCCTCATTAAAAATGGATTTAATCTTTTCCGTTTCGTCTTTGATGTCGTCGAAATCATCATCTTTCAAATCTTCAACATGCTTTCTAACAGCATCACGGCCAGTCAAAACGCGGGTAACATAATCACGCTTAAAATCCTTAAACGCATTGGAAATTCCGTCCATTTTATCGGACATTTCTTTCCAGTAACGTTCCATTCCCTCTTGTTCATCTTCACTGTCATGAAGTCTGCGCAAATCTTCGCGCATATCGTCCGTGAACCCATCTTCACTGTTATACAGTTTATCAATAAACTCACGTGCTTCACTAAGTTTCATTTTCGATTTTCCTCCTTTAACTTTAAATTTGTAATCACTTCTTTAAGTTCGATGTATGCTTTTGTGTTGTCTGATAAAGCCTGCGTGAAATTTTCCTCGCTTTCCCGGTGCGCGTTCATCTGTTTAACGTTCAACCAAACCAAAACTCCACACATAACGATTGGAAAGCCAAGAGTGCTTACAATTTGAGCAACCGCATTATAGTCCATTTCATCACACCCTTTTATTAGCAAATTCATTTGCTAAAATTTGGAAATCTGCAACAGTCTTTTGTGAGTACAAAATATTACAACATTTTCGCACACCAAGAAAAATCCCGTACATCATACCCACTTCTTTAGAACTCGCTTTTTGATAATTGATGTAGCTTTCAATATAAAGTGCTTTCAGTTTTTCACACATTGGGGAGCTCACTCAAATCTTTATTAAAGATTTTAAGAACTGCTACATCGGTAATATCCTGCCAGTAATTCCAGCTTCCGAACTCCTGCACTTTGTTAAGGTCGTCAGGTTTTACGCGGAACTTTCTCTTATTACCAAAGTATACGTAATTTTCAGGGTCATTGCTTGCGGGGCTGTTAATCGTGTGCCCGTTTTCAGCGAAAACAACAATCAGCATATTTGCAGTAAAATCAGTCGGCATTGGTGGCTCACCTCCCCCATATTCCACTTCATAACGCCCAACAATATTTGGGAAACCATCTTCCGGCGTTACAAGATTATTTGTAATCCCGCGCCCAACGTGCCATTCTTCATGGCAATGTGGACCGGTTGTATTACCGGTCATTCCGAAATTTCCAATGGGAGTTCCGGCTGAAACAGAATCCCCAACTTTCACAAGACGTTCCGCGTGGTGCGCAGTCAACACAGTGCGGTTAAGAGCTGGATAGTAAATCGCAATGAAATTTCCCCACGACCAGTTTCCTCCTGTGCCGTATTCGCTACGCAAGACTTCGCCGTCACCAATTGCCCTCACCATCGTATCACCCATTACCCCGGAAGCGTCCCGCGTATTCCAGTCTTTTCCACGGTGTGAACCTCCAAAAACCTGCGTGACATTTACAAGGGGGTTTGCCGTAATCCAAGTAGTATAAGCCATTGTTTTTCTCCTTTTAAATAATTATTTTCAACATGCTTTTAATTTCATGCTGAATTTTTTCATTTTCGTAAGCAAGTGTACCCGTTTCTAATGCTTCTTTTATTCTTCTGAAAAACGGGTGACGTTCGTACTGCTTTACATACTGAATGGATTTATTTATGCTTTCTTTATCTGGTGTAAAAACCATTGTGTTATACGGGTCATAATCGTATGATATAATTGTCATACCCGTGTCGTAATCGAACCAAACACCGTATTTTTTGTCTCTCCAAACAAGAGTGAAATAAAAACGTGTATTTTTCCCTTTTTTCATTATCTGTGCTTCATCGTCTAAATAGAATTTATTGTCGACTGAGTATTCCGCGTACCCAAGAGCGCGAGACATTTGCCCGAACCTTGTATTTTCTTTTGCTCTTTTAAATTCCGCACTTGTCGGAACTACCTGTAAAAGTATGTTATCTTTTACAACTGCATTTTTATTTTTCGGCAGTGATAAATCCCATTGTATAAAATATGGGTTAGCCATTGAAATTGCGTTGCCAAGCATAAATAAGATAACATCGTCTCGCATTCGGGCTATTGTATCGTACAAATCGAATAAAAGGAAAGGCTCATTGCGCAAATAAGATGAATGCGGCTTGTCAATTATAAACTCCTCAAAAATCAGATTTGAAATATCAGGAAAAGCACTCGATTTATAATCGCTTGCTTTCGTTAATGCAAAAGTGTATCCGGCCAATTCTTCATTTATGTACCATTGCCCGCCGTCATATTCTATTTTCGTATCCGGGAAAACTTGATTTTTAATAATGTCGTTGAAATACTTATCTGCGGTTTTTAGCAACTCATCTTTATACCTACGAATGTACCCGAATTGTTTACCCCTTTTTAGGAAGTCCCGTACCGCTTTGATTTTCCATTGGTAGGATTTACCAATTCCGCGTCCCCCAAGCACAATGTTGAAAAGTGCGTTATAAGATAACGTATTATTTATATCATAATACATAGAATCACCTCAACAGGATTTACAGGCAGAAATAATATAGCTTGCAAGGCCCGATGTTACAGACGGTCGGTTTCACCCGTTGCGCTCCGCTGTAAATACTATTTACATTTCCTGTAAATCCTATTATAATCATACCTATAATTTACAAATTATTCCATGGATTTTTGTTGCTCAAATATGGATAATTGAATTAAACAGCTTTTGATAAAGTTTCTTTAGTTGCTTATAATATTTGAAAAAATCTTTCATTTTTCTAATCTCCATCCATTCATATATTTTAAATTGGTTTCGCAAAGCGAACATTTTTCTTTGCATAATTCCTCAAGATTTCTTTTTAACTCTTTATTTTCACTTTCAAGTCGATTGATTTTAATAATTGCTTTTGCGAGTTTCAAACTAATTTCATCATATAAACCGCACATCTTATTATATTTACGCTCCATGATATCATTTTCCTCATAGATTCTTTTACTGTCTTTCATCAAATTTACATAAGCTCTTTTCAAGTCGGAATATTTATCAATAAAATTGCTGTACATATAAATTAACCCCTTATATTAAACTCTTTATCAACCAGTACAATCCCCCCGTCAACGTGAACGGGCATAAGTTTTCCGGTGTACGTTGCGCACGGATGAAAGTTTTCCCATGTTACCTGCTCCTTTCCCTTGTCTGGCAAGCCCGCACAAGTAACATGTAATTCACCACCTATTTCTTCAATATATGTTTTAGGCCTTAAAAATCGTGCCCTTGTAAAATGGCTTTCGTGTGCCCACGCTCCAAGTTTATAATCATCTATTTCTATGAATTTCTTAATATCTTCTACAGGTAAAGTCGTGTGGATGCTATCCGTATCACTATAAATGTACATGTCCTTGTTGTATTTTTCTATGCTGTATTCCTTTATTTTCTGGCTGGTTTCAATTGTGTATCTGCGCGCGTACGCTGTAATGAACGCGCCCACAGGTAAATACAAGGCTTCCCTTGTTTCTGGTGGAGATGTTCTGTATTTCACAACACCTTTATCAAGGTACGGATGCTTTTTCGCACATATAGGGTCAAGTGCGAATTTACCATATAAAGAGTTTAGCATAATTTTTGACCAATTCCGCATGGTGGGATTATGCTCTTTCCCAGCTTTTATTTTTTCCTGCATCCATTTATCAATATACTTTTTAAACAAATCTTTTGATGCTCTGAATTTCCACCCGCGAATGTATTCTAGATTATAAACGTTGTAATGCTTTAAAAACAGTTCAAAATCTACATTTGTCAGGCAAAGTGGAACGATATCCCCGTTACTTGAGGTTACATATTCTGTTTGTATAAATCGGCTATTTCCTTTTAGTTGAATCGTAGGTAAATAACCATCTTTTAACTCAAACTCACATTTAAACAGTTGAATATATAAAGGCCTTTCTGAATCGTAAATATATCCACCCTCGTAAAATTTCGGCTCTCCCCATGGTAAATCACAGTAATACATTCTTGATGGGTACAAACTGTTCACATCAAATACATTCCCCTCCCCTATATCTTTATCGGCGTATATCGGGTTAAGATAAGTAAAGCCGCCTTTATAGGCTTTGCGTATATCCTTGTCGTAATTCGGTTCAGGGAACAACGTTCTAAACCTCCTTTTCCCAATGATGCTTTTAAAATCTTCCAGGGCGCAACTTCCTTGTGTCAATTTTTCAAAGCCCATTTTAAAAATCCGGTCAAGCGCTAAAGACATAATTTGGACATCATGTTTCAAATATTCAGTTTCTTCTTTTGTCAAAATGTGGTTTGTTCCACGTGGAACATTATAATCAATTTCAAGTTTCTGAATATCCAAATGGAATGCCTTTGCTATTTCATCAACTGAATAATTCAACAGTTTCATACTGTCACGCAATTCTAAACTGTTCCCGTTTTCAAACCGTATCTTTATTTTATAAAACTGGCCCATATCGGATATAAGTGCATTGAATTGCTTATTGTAAAGTTTCTTTGTCTCTACATATTCATATCCATGCTTTAATAGATAGCTGATACAAAATTCACCATCAAATTTTAGGTTATGAAAATAAAGAATTAAATTCCCACTTTCTTCACATGTTTTGAAAAAGCTTTCTATATTATTGCCAATTACAATATTATCTATAACGCCAATTTCGCAAACGGCCCAAGCCCAAACCCTACAATCATTTTTATCCGTGGTAGTCTCAAAGTCCGCTGTAAACATTACAAATTTAAAACCGTCAAAGCGTTTTCAATTTTATTTATCATAGCATTTATAGCTTCTTCACCATATGAATATTCAATTTCCAAATAGGAACCATAAAATGGGTCTTGGCTTGCGAAATAAAAAGCTGTGCCGTTTATTTTACTAATTCTATCGACTAATCTATCTCCTGCTACGCCGAAATTATTTTGAATCGCTTTAATATAGTTCCGTTTGTATTTTTCATCTAAGAAAGTTAAATAGCCGCTACGTTCACGATTTTGTGCAGTCTCCAATCTCTTTTTAACTTCCATCAGCGTTCTGCCCGTACCTTTTGTAATGGGCCTTAAACTTTCTTGTTCAATCGTGTAGAATGCGCCTCTACGCTGTGCTTCCAGAATTTCAAACCTTTTCATGGTCTGCTTATTCGCTTTTGTTATTGCACGCTCAACTTGTTCGCGAACAAATAGCGGAACTTCTAAACTGCTACCCGCTTTGTATTTTACCATTTTCTGCTTTTCGGGCTTTGCCAATTCCTGTAAACGATTCAATTCACGTGCTATTTCTGCATCTGTCCTACCGCGCATTACTTCCGTGCGGGTCAACGTATCGAGAATTTTAAACGCTTCATTTTTCGATTGCAGTTGTAACAAGCGTCTATTGTACGCACGAATTTCTTTATCAATATCCCTAGTCCTTAAATTCCCAGCGGTGTATTTCAATCTTTAACACCCGCCCCCTTTCTAAATAGTGCGCCCCGGTTATCCGGGGCGCTGTTTTTCTCTTACTCGAAATCCAGAACCATAATCTTCGGTCGAACACTTTCACCAATCTTTGAACATGTAATAAAACCGGACTTTACATTGATTTTATTTATGCCATCGTCAAAATCAGTCAAATTAACATCTTTCCGGAAAAAGATTGAATAAAACATTCTGTCACCGTCACTATTTTTTACGGAGGTGGAAGCATAAAGTCTGCCGTTACTCCCCATTTTAACCCAGAATGTCAACTCACCTTTAACGTCGAAAACTGTTTCCACGCGGTCTTTAGATTCTACTTTCTTTTTATAAGCCATTTTAAAACTCCCATTCTAAATTTATTCGGTTACAAGCGTACCGTGTTCTTTTACGATTTCTGCACTGATTTCATAGGTGTTGTGAACTTTCTCTTTATTTGCAATGCCGATAAACTTTTCTCCCTTGGCTTTCATTGCCTTTTTGAATTCTGCATCATTCTTATACAACCCGTCCATTGTTTCAACACAGAAATTCCCATCTTTTTCCTTAATTACACTGTAAATACGGCCCTCATAAATCTTTGCTTTCATTTTTAAATATCTCCTTTTTATTTTTGTGATTATATTATAAACGGCATTTATTAAATCGTCAACCCTCCTTTTAAACTTTTCTGCCGTTTCTGACTTCAAGCATATCCCTGATAATACGCTTTATAGGGACAATTTTCGCATTTATCAACTATATCTTCTGTTTCTTTTACCTCTTTTATGGTATCAGAAATTTCATATAAAGCATCTCTTATTTGTGCTAATGCGTTTGTTAAGCCTATATCGATCATTTTAAATTCCTCCAATTAAAAGTCGATTTAATTATAGCTACTAAACCCACTAAAGAACATATTATTAGCCCTGTTCCAATTGTTCTGAGCGCGTTTACAAAATCTATGTACATTGTTAACCCTCACAGTTTTTATAAGCATCCTTTAAAATCCCATCTTCCCAGTAAACCAACCTGTACTCCCCGTCGTTCATATGCACAAATCCATATTCAACATCAGATAACATGTTTACACCGTCTACCGTTTGTAAAGCGCTATCAAAATCTATTCTTGCAGTTTCGTTTAAAAATGCGATGTGCTCTTTTTTAAGTTTCACTGTAATACCTCCACAAATATAAAGAAACCATTTTTATCTTCGTATAAATTTTTAAGCGTATAACAATTATAATTAACTAATTCTAGGATTTCACATTTAGAATTGATGATTTGTAAGTCACCATTTTCAATATAAAACAATCTATTATCTAATACAGCATCAAATCTGTGTAGGCAACACAAATAATCTTCATCAAGTTTTAATCGTAAATGTTTTAAATTTACACTTTTTGAAATCTTAAATATAATACCGGAATAATCAAATTCTTCCACAAAATCTTCAATATAATATTTCTTATGCATATTAATTAACTTCCAACTTTCTGCCACATTCTGGGCAAAATTTAGGCATGTAAACATCCAATGTATGCCATCTATTTTGGCTAAGTTTTTCAGATAAAATTATCAAAGGCATGTCGCCACCACTTCTCATAAGCAATCGTGAATCTTTTCCAGTGTCTCCAATTACAAAATACGCGAAATTTTCATCTCTGCAACAAAATCTACAATTACACATTTATAATCAATTCTCCTTTATCTTTAAAATATTCTTAACAAACCCATTCAGTGCATTCGCCCACTATATAATGATGTCATCTACCGTAATAATACAACAACCTTTCGGACTAACATGATACACGTTACCAGCTTCATCAGAATAGCATTTCACTCCGCTATGCTTATGCCTACCGTTGTACCAATTTGTCTCCCGCTCAAATTCGGGCCTACGGGTCAATTTACCCATAATCTCGAAGTTGTTAATTTTTGCGTATTCACGAATTGTCATTTTTCTCTCCTCCGATTATTTGCAGTAAATAACGATTCTGTCCCCATTTATTGAAAACTGGTCAAGAGCGTTGTTAAGCTCTTCATGGTAAATGTCATCGTCTAATGTTGAGGTGTGCAGAATAACCTTATAACCAAACTTGTCATAAATAACCACGTCTTTAATGGTACTCGAAGCATACAGGAAACTGCTTAAAAATGTGTAAACTGTCATGGTTTTCTCCTTTTCAGCCCTCGTGACCTCCGGGGCGGTTGCTTGTTGTGTCTCTGTCCCTTTCACTGTCTATATTATAGCATGGATTGTTTGAATTGTATTTGCATAATCGTCTCTTTCTGTTTGTACTATTGTGTATTTTTGTAGGCCGCACCTGCCTTGACGCGCCACGGGACTGACGCTTGCCACTTGTACCTTACCGCGTGCGCTCTACCCCCCCTTTCGCTGTACCGCGTGTGCTTTATAGACCAGCTTCCAGTTTTTACCAGCTACGGTTGCGGTGTTACCAATTTCTTCCAGTCGCGTTTGCACTATCGTCCACGGTTTGTATAGGCTAACTCATTTGCACAATCGTCCACGGTTGGGGTACCCATTTGCACAATCGTCCACGTACTCTAGG